ATCTGAAGTTAAATTAAGTAGATTAAGGGGGCTAAGATATTTTCTAGCCATTTAAAGCTACCCCCTTTAACCTATGATAACGACTCTATATTGGTCCGCAGTTGGTGCAGATGCGAATCTAATTATAACTGTGTTTGTAGTTGCATGCTCTACATCTGGAAACACTTCGGCATAAGGTGAATTGTTGTCATATACTGCAACGGTTACATCTCTTGTTCCGAAGTTGTGTGTTGTTGTATGAGCTGTTGTACTTGCAATATTTTCTGAAAACTTTCGGATTCCATAACCAGATGCAAATGTTAATGCATTTGATGAGAATGCAAGTCCCGTTCCAGCATTTATGCCTAAACCATTTGCATCTACAGATAAACCACGAGATGTATCTGTCTTTACATTTAGTGCATCATTTGCAATTGCAAGGCTTGCAGATCCTGAGCTTGGTGTTACATCAACGCTAAATGTATTACCACTTAGAGTAAGTCCTCCACCAGCCAAATATGTTCCAGCTCCTGAGAACTGAGTAAAGCTAATTGCATCTGTTCCAATGGTTGCTGGCTTTAGTGTTTGTACCCAGCCAGTGCTTCCATATGTTGTTCCAGCGGTTACAAAAATAAAGTCTCCGCTATCTACTTCTAGGGCTGTGTCAAAATCAAGAGCACGAACTGCTGCTCCAGTTGCCTGTACAACGTAAATACCATTTTGTGATTGAGTTGTTTGGCCATTAACAAGTACACGGTCTCCAGCGATAAGAGTAATGCCATCAATCACATCTCCTGCTTCAAGAGCATTTGCCAAGTTAATGTTTGTTCCAACATACACTCTTGCTGCTTCATGAACATGCAGTCCTTCAGCTACTCCATCAACATATGCCTTTGTTGCTGCATCTGAAGAATCTGTAGGGGTTGCAAGATTTGTAATCTTTTGTGTGTTCATTGAGAACGAGCTTGTAGGTGCAGTTAAATCTGTTACCTTATTGGTTGTTAATATTACTGTACCGCTTGCATCTGGTAATGTAATTGTTCTATCATCTGTTGGGTTTGTAACCTGAAGTGTTGTTTCGCTACCGTCAGCAGTTGATCCTTCAAATACTATTGAAGAGTCTGATAGATATAGTCCAGACACTGTTGGTGATGTAATTGTTTTATTAGTAAGAGTTTGTGTTCCAGAAGTTGTTACTACATCAACACCATTGGCCTGAATTGTGCCAGTTCCTTTAGATACAAGGTTAAGTGTGATGTTTGTGTCTCCACCAGTAGCAGAGATTGTAGGCTTACCGCTAGCAGCAGCATTGGCTACTGTTATTTCGTTTACTGCGGAAGGAGTTGCAACAAATTTAATTTCTTCATTACCATTAGCATCTGCAATATGTCCGCCATCTGCAAATTTAGGTGCGGTAAGTGTTTTATTTGATAATGTTTGTGTTCCAGAGTTAGTTGTAACTGTAGAATCAATATCAATTGTTAGTGTTCCAGCGTTATCATCATATGTCTTATCAAGGCCTGTGCCTGCGATAAGCATTGTATCGACTGTGTCCTGAATAACCTCTGCAGAGCCAGATGTAGAAATCCATGCTGTTCCATTGTAGAAGTAAAGGATGTTCGTAGATGTATCATAGTACACCTGACCAGCTGCTGGCGTTGATGGTGCAGAGCTGAGATTGTGAATTCTAGCATTCTGAAGTTCATTCTTATTCAGATTGATACTAGTTACAAATAATCTTGCCATTTTCTATTTCTCCTTAAGACAGGTACGCTGTCCCTGAAAATGGTTGAGCCATTGTCAGTGTAATTATATAGTCACTATTATATTCTATTCCAGTTTCCAATACATCTCCGCCGCTTGTCTTTACTGTAACATTTGGCTTAAATCCAAGGTTGTGTTGAATTTCTACTGAATAGACTCCGTCAACTGGTCCTGTAACTTGAGCCAATTCCCATGTAGCCTCAAATGAGGTAATTCCAGAGCTTAGTAAATAGCTTGTGGCTCCGCTCCAGGTTAAGTCAGATAGCTTTGGTCCGTAGAATCTAGTAGTGTCTTTATCGTAATAGAAGTCTCCTTCTAGTCCAAGATTATTTGATGGCGCACCAGTACCATTTAAAATTGTCTTACCTCTTGGACCTTGCGGACCAGGAGATGAAACATTTAGTGTACTAGTTGACTCTGTAACTTCTACTGTATTTATTGTTTGATTTACAACAATGGTTTCTGACATTAAATAGTCACGCTCCTACTCAAGGTAATAAAACCTTCTAGAAGTTTTGTTTTATTGAAATTTGAATCAGTTAACATTAAGTCATATTCAGACTTTGGATAAAACAACTTGCTAGTTTGAGTAGGAGTCATCTTAATGGTTAATTTACCAACAAGAGGGTCTATTGTAATGCCGCCTGAAGGCGATGTTAAAGAAACTGCTAGCTTGGTTCCGCCTTTTGAATCACGTACTTGTAATTTAGCGGAAGCACCAGTTAAGTTAACGGCATTGCCATTACTGTCTTTGTATTCGACAATAAATGTGAAGGTGGTATTTTGATCCACTTCGAAATTCTTTTGTACTGCCATTTTCAAAAATCTCCTAAATAGGAAAACTCCTATGCTTATTTTAGCACAGGAGCCGTCCTAATCTATATTAAGTTTTTATTTAATTATGCTGACTTCTTGAAACCAAATTCTGTGTTGCTTGGCGATAGAGCCTTTAGAATAACTGGAGCGACTGCTGCAACTCCACCCATCAAAAGGTCCTTCGGATTTGTATTTCCTGTCATATATAGAGCGATAGCTGCTGAAAGGAATGCTCGTGCATATGTTCCTAGCGCTGCTAATACCTGTTCTGTCATTGTAACCTTTCCGTCCTTGTTTAGATCTTTGTTCATTTAATCATCTCCAATTTTGAGCGTTGTGCCCAGAATTTTGGGGCGTTAACCCCAATTCTATTATTCTACCATTAAGCTGAGATATCCACAATCTCGCAGTTTCCGTCAGATGTACATGCTAGGGTCTGCGTTCCAGATGTTCCATCTTCTGTCTCATAGAAAGATAAATCTTCCCAGCGAATACTCTTTGGCATCTTTGAAAGAAGTTCTTCATATTCTTCTTTTGTAACTTCTTGGTAAGGTGCCTGCTTATATGTGTGATCTGAATGAGGCAGGAATGAAATACCTGACACCTCATCAAAATGCTTATATACCCAAGCGCCAACTTCCATCCACTCATCTTCCTTTACAGAAACTGTAATTGAAGGCTTATGCTCACACCAAGCACGTTGGTATACTAGCCAAATATTTAGGTGATCCAAAGCAGTTAAATCATTTCTTACAATTGCACCCTGTGGTGCCTTTACTGGAAATGAAAAGACATGTGTATCGTTTGGCTTCATTACATCATCTTCTGCTGGAATACCGACTTCCTTTAAAAATGTTGAAATAGGATCTTTCTTATCTCCACGAACTGTGCGGATATAATACTCAGAGTGCCATGGATGCATACCAGAAGATACTCCAACAAGTTGAGAAACAGTTCCAGATGGCTTTACACAAGTAATTGCTGCTGACTCCTGAATTCCAATATTGTTTGCTTCTGCTTTATTTACATCTCTAGCAGACTCACGAAGATTTGTTAAAACCTTTTCTAGCTTTCCTAGATCTTCTTTTCCTGAGAAAAACTTATGTCCAAATTGTCCAGTTAGTGAAACACCAAGCAGTCTTTCTTCCTCTGTGTTATCCTTCCAGATTTTACGTAGATACTTAAAGTCTGTTAGTGTTGACTGCCAGGTTCCAAGAATCGTTGCAAGACGTACTTTATTTGTGACATCTTCAATTGTGTCCTTTTCACGTAATACGACTTCTGAAAGATTACAAAACTGATAAGGGCGTAGAATAATTTCTGAGCAAGGATTCGTTCCATAGTGGATTTCAGGATCTCTACGACCATACTTAGCTGCCTGCTTTTGCGCCGCCGCCACATTATAAATGCCACGTTCGCCCGACTTGGAATCATAAAGAGACTTCCATTCTGCAATAAACTGCTCCATATCTGGTTTGCGAGAATACGCAACAGAGTTATTTGAAAGAGCACGTTGTGAATTATTCTCCCACCAGTTACCTGACTTTGCTTGTGCCATTTCAATATCATTAATATTTGAAAGAGAAATCATTGCTGATCTACGAACTCCACCAACAACTACAATCTCTCCAATCTTGCACATAATATCGTGTGCCTCAATTGGCTTTAGCTGACGACCAACTGCTCCCTTAAACTTTGCAATAGTAAAATCAAAAAGATTGATTAGAGGTTGTGGTCCAGATGAGCGACCACCCATTGTCTTAAGACGAGCACCAGCTGGACGAAGCTTGCTTACATCAATCGATGGAATCTGTCCTGACCATAGAAGCGCAAGAAGTTCACGATATGCCTTTGCCCAGCCTTGCTTAGAATCTTCAACTGTAATTACTGTAGATGACTTCTCAAATGATTCTGGAACGGCAGGAAGCTTATTGACATACTTGTATTCAACAGAGAACCCTACACCTGTTCCACACATAAGAATATACATTGTTTCATCAAATGATCTAGGTGAATCTACTGGAACAAATGAGCAGTTATATCCTGCAACATGATCTCTATCTAATGCAGCACCTGCAGTCATTACTGATCGCATTGATGGCATAACATCACGATTGAATACTGCATTCTTAAGTTCTTCAACAATCTTCTTGTCTGGTGAATAGTTATGTTCTTTTTGAAGATGTGCAAGCATGAAGTCAAAGTATCTGTCTACTGTTTCTCCCCATGTTTCTCTGCGGTTTTCTTCTGGCATCCATCTTGCATAACGAGATAGAGCGATAAAATTTTCATATGGGTTTTCAATAGTTCTTGACATTTTTGGTGACACCTTTTCTTCCGCCTTACGGATTGATTAAATTTGAATGAGGTATAAGTGTATCAAACTTTATTTAAAGGGGGAAGCCCTTAAGCAAACTTTTTAAAGATATGTTCAAATGCTTTATTGGTCAACTGATCCCAATTATATTCCTGGTGAATCTTAGTCGACTGAGCATAGAAGTATCCAGAATATGCTTTAAAGTTTATAGAGACATCTCTCATTAATTCTGCAAGATGCTTCTGATTTGGTTCAAACACTTTACCGTCATGAAAAGACCAGGGGGAATCAATTAATTCTGACTTTAGTTTAAGTGGTCCCAAATAGTTTTCATAATGACACCAATCATAAGTTGAAATAACTGGCATACCAGTAGCAAGTGCTTGTAATGGAATAAATCCAAAACCTTCTCCGTATGTAGGATAAATTAAAACATCGTGTTCATGATAAAGATTAACAAGCTCTTCTTCTGTATACTTTTCAGTAATAACATTAATGTTGTTATATATTTCATTTGGTAAACCAACAATGTTTCTATCTATATAGTTATTATATATTCTAGTAGTATTATTATTATATGCTTTTATAGTTAAAGAGTACTTGTGATTATTTCCAAATAGGGACACAAATGTATCAACTACCATCTGCCCCGCTTTTCTTGGAGCTGGCTCACCAATGTGAAGAAATCTAATTACTCCGTCATCTCTTCTTTTTGCTGGTGCCCATATAGGATCAATACCATGAGGATAAACCTTTACATTAGGTACACCGTTGTCTTCAAAAACTTTTTTACACCAATTAGATGTTGTCCAAATTTCATCACATGCTAACATCTTTGGTTTCCACTCAGATGGGATCTCTGTTGATTCCCATGGTGTATAACTAATTTGATATTGATTCTCATTAAACTTAAAATATACTGGCTGAGAAAAATTTAATTGTACAGGCGCTTCTGGATCATTAATCTTTACATTGTGACCTAATCTTCTTAATGACTCCATGATTTTTAAGCTTGCATGACCATAGCCATTAAAGATTTTAAGGTTATCTGAAGGTGTTGAGAATGAAATATCCATAATAATTTCTGGTTGACTGACTTGACAGCGCCTTGCTGACAATGTTAAGATTATAGTTCGTTATCTCTAAAGGAGGAAATGCCAATGGAGAATATAAAACAAAAGCTAAGTGATTTAGCTCATAGTACGACTGTAATAGTAATGATAACATTGTTTCTATTTTCAAACAATACTATAGCTCCCGCTCAAGCTTTAAAAGTACAACCAAAGACAGAAGTACAACTTAAGCAAGAAACCTTAGAGAAGTACAGCAATACTGTTTACAAGCCTTCGGAAAAGCTTTCAGACAATGAATTGAAAGAACTACTGGCAGCAGTAGGTTTTGAAGGAAAAGCCCTTAGAACGGCTTGGGCCATTGCAAAGAGGGAGTCCAGCGGACGACCACTAGCGTATAATGGTAACAGGAAAACTGGAGACAGTTCCTATGGAATTTTTCAGATCAACATGTTGGGAGACCTTGGTGTTGTTCGTAAAGAAAAATTTAACCTGAGATCAAATGTACTATTATTTGATCCAGTAATAAACGCAGAGATAACGTATTACATGACCAAGGGCGGTACAAATTGGTCAGCTTGGAAGGGTTTAACCCAAAGAGCAAAGGAATTTTATATGAAATTCCCAACTACCCAGAAGTAGGAGAAAATGCGTAGGATACAGTATGTATCTAAATACATAGCACTTTCTGAAGAAGGCCTTGTTCCTAGATTGGCATGTCCACTAGATCAAGGTCTTCTTCTTCCTAATCAGAACGATGAGGATGAAGTATATTTATATTGCCTATCCTGTGAATATAAGAAGTTTATAGGTTTTGGCTTTTACGATGAAATAATTAAAGCGGTAAAGAAGGCTGATAAAGATGCCATGTGAAAATAAA